AAATAATCTACTACCTTATTCATTAAAGTAGATTTTCCACATCCTGCTTTTCCTTCGAAAACTATGCAGACGGGTTCATTTCTAGCCGAAACATCAAAATTAGATGACAACTTATTCATAAGTTGCAAAGTAGTATATTGCTGAGCATATATTTTATATGCGGGATTAAGCAACAAGGATTGTATATATACATTAGTCTTAATTTCATTATACAAATCCATACATTTAGTTCTAACAACTGGATCAAAAATAATCTGGTTGTTTTTCTGAAATTCTATGGTCATCTTGCTTAACTCTTTGGTCAATTTTATTCCTTTTACAAAATTTAAAGGTTGAACTAATAAGTCTATGACTACGTCTACGATTTCTATTTTAAGAGTTTCTTTTAACCAGGTTAACAAGTCAAAACAAACCTCTAAAAATTTTTGAATCAAATCCATTATTATATTAGGAGAATCCAAAACTTTTTTGTTGGTAACTAAAGAAATCTGTTTTAAACCTTTCATAATTGAATCAGGTAAACCAAAACAAGTCAATAACAGCATGATAGAATCTATACCATTAACCTCGTCTAGAGATTGTGTATGAAGAATTTTGTCTTTATGATTCTTAAAATCTGAAAAACGCATGAGAACCGAATAAATTCTAGCTAAAAACTTTAACATTGATAATGGTCTCCAGAAAAAGGGATCATTCAACTCTAAAGTTAATGTCATTACGTCCATAATCCATGCTACTACATGAGGATTTTTATAATTCCTCATGGCTTTTGCCAAAAATCTGGTTGTTCCTCCGACTACACTAAAAATGTCGCCAAGGGCATCAAATAAGCCTTGTGACTCCATCTTAGGTCTAACAAAAAACAAACTAAAATCTTTTTTCTGTATCTTATTGACACTATATAAAGAATATTTACCTAACAGCCATTTAGACAAAGTTTTCGAATTAATCAAAAACAATATCTTTCTACTACTGTCGAAAAAATATTCTCCGTTGTCATTAAAGCATAAATTTTTAAAAACGACGTGATCAACATCTATGTTCTTAAGATATATGAGCACTTTATGCTGTATATTCATTTGAG